GGTCGTGGTCGTTCAACACCACCCGATCAAGGTGTTGGAGGCGGCGAAGGAGAAGGGTGGAGCGGCCGAGAGGGTGGTCGAGTCGTGGGTCGACGTGTGGGAGTACGCCATCGAACTGGCGAAGGGGGAGGAGCAGGAAATACCCGACGTGGTGTACCTGTTGGAGACTGATTCGATCATCTCGGTACTCGAGGAGGTCGCGTCCAACAAGTACCACGTGGCGTACGACTACGAGACGTGGGGAGACGTCACCGCCCTGCGTCCCGAGTTGAACTCCGACTTCAAGATCCTCAGCGTCGGCTTCGCGTTCGACGATCCCGAGTGTGGTCCGGTGTGCTTCTCCTTTCCAGTGGATCACCCGGCCGCGCGGGTGGATACCCCTAAGGTGTTGTCCGCGTGGAGGAGTGTGCTCGAGTCCTGCACCACCGTAGCGCACCACTCGAAGTACGAGCACAAGGTCAACCTCAGGGTGTACGGAAAGAGTTGGCCATCCCGGGACACCATGTTGGCCAGTTACGTCTTGGAAGAGGCTGCTAGCCACTCCTTATCCTCGTGCATGAAGAGATTCGGGATCAGGTGGGGGCATAAGAACGACGGCATCGGTGAGAACCCGGTGGAGGCGAAGGTCACCGATCTGCTCCGGTACAACGGTCTCGACGCGTTGGCTACTCTCGAACTGGAGACGTCGATGTCCAGGGACATGGATGAGGAGCAGTCATCTGTGTGGGAGATGGAGTGTGAGTTCGCTCTCGGATTGGCCAAACTCGAGAACACCGGGATAGCGTTCGACCCCGAGAGGTTGATCACCGTGAGAGCCGACTTGGTGGAGGACGTGGAGGAGGCTCGCCGGCGAGTCTACGACAGCGCCGAGGTCAAGTCGGTGGTCGATCACTTCGGCAGGGACTTCAATCCGAAGAGCAACCCGATGATGCACCACCTCGTGTTCAAGGTGCTGAAGGAGAAGGTGAGGGGTCGCACCGCTTCCGGCTCCCCCAGTCTCGACAAGAGGGTACTGGAGAAACTCGAGGAGAAGCACCCAGTCCTCCGAGATCTGGCGGCGTGGAGGTCGAAGAGTGCCATGGTCACCGGTTTCGTTGACAAATGGTCGAAGTACGTGTCTCCCACGGGAACGATGCACGGGCAGTTCAGTCAGGCCGTCACGATGACCGGGAGGTTGTCGAGTACTGAGCCCAACTTTCAGAACATACCCAAGAACTCCGTGGTGAAGTCGGTCTTCGTGAGCCGGTTCGGTGGATGGTTGGTCGCGGCCGACTACGCGCAGCAGGAGCCTCGACTGGTCGCCGGAATCTCGGGTGATCAGAAGATGATCAGCGCCCTAAATGATGGTCTCGACCTTCATCGATTCGCTGCCGGCGAGATCTTCGGCGTCGGCTTCGACGAAGTCACCGACGTGCAGCGCGATGTAGGCAAGCGAATGAACCTCGGGATCATCTATGGGCAGACCGAATACGGGCTTGCTCAGAAGACTGGCATGTCGTTGCCTGACGCTCGCTCACTGTTGAAGAGGTACGACGTCGCCTTCCCGGGAGTCGCGCGGTGGAAGCAGGAGCAGATCGCCTTCGCCATCAGGCATGGCTACGTGAGGGACCTGTTCGGTTCTCGCCGGCACTTGCCCGACGTGTGGAGTTCGGACGATGCTACCCGGATGAGGGCGTACCGACAGGCCGGCAATAGCCCGATCCAGTCGACCGCCGCAAAGTTGACGATGCTATCGCTCTGCATGCTTCAGGAGAGGCTGTTCCTGCGCGGGTGCGTGATGATGCAGGTCCACGACAGTATCGTCATCGACGTCTCCGACCGGCACCTCGATCTCGGCATCGAGATCCTGCGAGAGTGCATGTTGGTGCACAACGAGATGCCGTACTGGAAACCTCTCGGCGTCCCGTTCAAGGTGGACGTGAAGGCCGGAACTAACCTACTGGAGATGCATGATGTCTAAGAAAGCAGCGGTCTCTCAATCCAACGACTCCAGTGTCGGCGCGAGAAGGGTGTACGTCGCCATCGCTAGGACCGTCTCTCTTCCCGGGTACGAATCCGTCCGGGTCGAGTACGGCGAGGGAGACCTCGTTGCCGAGGGGCAATCACACGACGACGTGAGAGATGTGTTGGTGGAGCGTGTCCACGGCACCGTGACCGAACTGGTTTCAGCCTTGAAGGAGCAGTTGACCAATGATCGATAAGGACCTTCTCCGCCGGCAGTTGAAGGAGGCGCAGGAGCGCCGCAGCGCCGGCAACATCGCGTACGTGAAGGGTGACGTCTCCCTCCGCGTGATCCCGTTCAAGGATGGCGACTCGATGAACTTCGCCCGGAAGTTCGTCCAGTGGCGTCCGCGTGGCGAGGGCCGGCCCGTCGCTCACCGTGGCAACTGGGACAAGCCCGACCTGTTCGAGTCCGTGAAGCGAGAGACTCCGGATTTCCCGTGGAGGGAGACCAGTGCGTACCTCGTCAATGCGATCGACGTCTCCGGCAACGAGCGCGAACTCCGCGTGTGGCAGTTGCCGGTCAGCGTGTACGAGGCGATCGCCGAGATCCTGCTCGATGACGATTACGACCATGCTCTCGACCCCAAGTCCGGCGTCCCGTTCAAGATCAAGCGGACCGGAACCGGACTCGCTACCAAGTATTCCGTGATGGTCGGGCAGAAGGCCGTCGACGTCTCGAAGTTCGTCTCGGCTGCTCGCGACCCCATGGACGCGGTCAGTGACCCGGGGCTCGAGACTCAGGCGAGCGCTCTCGGCGTGGATCTCGGTGACTTCGACATCGAAGCGGACGAGCCGGCCCCGGTTGCCGAGAAGAAGAGCAAGAAGCCGGCTCCGGTCGCCGAAGACGACGATGAGGACGAGGACGAGGACGAACTGTTCCCGGCGCCGGCGAAGAAGTCGTCGACCGGCAAGGCTCCCTCGATCCGTGACCTGCTGAAGGGGGGCAAGAAGTGATCGACCAAGGAGCGATTTGCGTGATCGACTCACAGTGGGGTTCCTGTGGGAAGGGCAAGGTCGAGGGCGCGATCTACCAACGCTACCCCGGCATTCAGGTCGGCGTGTCCGACAACATGCCGAACGCCGGACACACCGTCTATTCCGAGGACGGCGAGAAGCACGTACTCAAGAGTCTGCCAGTGGCTTGCGCGTTGGGCAGGACTGGCGTACTCGGCCCCCACTCCGCGTTCTACCCTTCGGCCATGGGGCTCGAGTGGGAGAAGATCTCGAAGTACGGTTCTCTCCTTTACATCGACAAACTCGCCTCACTGGTGCAGACTGCCGACAACATGAAGGAGTTCAGCCTCGTCACTTCGATCGCTTCAACTGGTCAGGGCGGCGGTAGTGCGTCGATCCGGAAGATGGAGAGGCTTGGGCTCGGTACGTTGGCCGCGAGTCTCGAACTCGAGGCCAAGAACATCTTCGTGATGCGGACCAACGTCTACTGTCAGATGATCGCGTCCCGGGCTCCGATCCTCCTCGAGGGATCTCAGGGATTCGACCTCTCACTCAATCACGGGCACTCGTACCCCCACGTCACCAGTCGCGACGTCACCCCCAACCGGATGCTCGATAACGCCGGTCTCAGCCCCTTCGACTGCAAGGAAGTCATCGGGGTGGTGCGCACTTTCCCGATTCGCGTGGGTAACTATGGCGAGTTCTCGAGCGGACCCTGCTACGAGGATCAGCGGGAGATGTCGTGGTCTGAGGTCTCCGTCATCGCCGGCAAGACGGTGAGTGAGCGCACGACTGTCACCAACCGGTTGCGCCGCGTGTTCTCCTTCTCCGACATGCAGTTCACCAAGTTCGTTCGGACGTGCCGGCCGACCCGGTTGTTCGTCACGTTTGGCGACTACCTTCCGGATAAGGAACTGGGCCAGTTCATCGACCGCGTCGAGGCAATCGCCGACGCCAAGGTGATGGCAGTGTCTCACGGACCCAAGAACGAGGATACCGAATGGCTCTGATCGCTTGCGTCATCGGAACCACTGGTTCCGGAAAGTCGTTCACCGTCGAGAGCGGGTTCCCTCACCCCTTGTGGATCAAGGGTACCCCGGGCAAGATGATCAGGTCTTCCGTTGGAATGTACCATGCCACGGAGGAAACGAATCCCAACCGGTTTGACCTGACCGAAGACCTTGTCAGGGACTACGTCTACCGGTTGGTGCAGGTGGCCGACAAGGTCCGAAGGCCGGTCGTGTTGGATGGTTTCCCCCGCGACAAGCAACAGGCGGACTGGTTCTTCTCCATGTTTGCCGAGCACGAGATCATGGTGTTCGTGATCAAGCCGGCGAGAGAGGTCAAGTTCGTGCACGACACGGATGAACACAGGCGGCACGAATGTAGCATCAGGGACGTTGCCGACGTGATGTACACCGCCGTGGATAGAAGGATCTTGGTCAAGGAGTTCACTACGCCATGGACAGATTACTGATCAAGGTCGAACCGGTGGTGATGCTGTCGGTGCCGACTTCGCCGGCTCGCCCGGGTGACGCCGGACTGGACCTGATGAACGCCGGACCTTCGGTGTCGATCCAAGTCGGCGAGACCGTGCAGATCCCGTGTGGCATCCGGGTGAAGATTCCCGAGGGTCACTTCGGCATGATCACCGGGCGGTCCAGTACCTTCTCGAAGAAGGGCATACTAGTCCCCACTTCGGTGATTGACGAGGGATACGTAGGTCCGCTCTACGTGGTCGCTCACAACCCCGGGGTGAGGACTCTTGGTTCCACCCGTGACGTGAGGGTGGAACTGGGTGAGAGGATCGCCCAACTGGTGGTGATCCCTTACGCCCGGATCGATCCCCTCATCGTCGACGAACTGCCTGATACTGAGCGAGGTTCAAATGGATTTGGTTCGACGGGCTGACTGTCCTCCCTCTCTCGAGCCCATCATCGTCGCCGCTCTCGCCACCGACCCGGATCTGCTAGCACAAGTCCGGGTCGTGGTGTCTTCGGCCATGTTCTCCGATCCGGTCAATGCGACCATCGCCGAATCCTTGCTCCGGTTGTTCGACAAGTATGGGTCCGTCCCCAGTCTTGCGGTCTTGTCTGAGTCGGTGTCGGAGTCCGGGAGCAGGGACTCGTACGAGGCATCCGAGAGGGTGATGGGGTTGTCCCCGGTCAAGGATGTCGCGTATGTCAGGGACCGCATCGTCGGATTCTCCCAGTGGAAGCAGATAGATGAGGCGTTCGCCGACGCCGACTCGATCTCCCCCGCCGAACTGGCCGAGAAGATCTTGGGCGCCAGTCGGATCGGCGCGACTCTGAGCGACTCCTACCTTACCCTCGAGGGTGACGTCGGGGCGGATGATCTTCGCCGGCCGGTTGTCCCCACCCCTTGGCCTTACGTCAACGACTTGCTCCGGGGAGGACCCGAGAAGGGAGACCTATGCGCCATCCTGTCGTTCATCAACGTCGGCAAGACCACGCTACTGGTGAACGTCGCCGCTGCAGCGATGGCCGTGGGTAAGAGCGTCGTGTACTTCACCTTCGAGGACGGCGAGAGGAAGATCCGCCGGCGGTTCCTGCAGTGCATCACCGGAATGACCGTCGAGCAGTTGATCAAGGACCCGGTAAAGGCCGCGAAGAACCGGGATAGGTTCGTGTCCAAGACGGGCTCCGCTCTCGCGATCAAGAGTCTACTGGTGCGGCAGTCGACTGTGCGGGACGCTTGGGACTTCGTGAAGTCCTACGAGTCGAACACTGGCAGGAAGGTCGATCTCGTTATCACTGACTACGCCGACCGTTTCCGGGCCTCCACCGCCAACCGGGAGCCTAGGCACGAGTGGAGATCGATCGCCGAAGATTGCAAGGCCATGGCCATGGATCTCGACGTAGTCCACTGGACCGCCAGTCAGGTGCAGCGCAGTCGCGCCGGCGAGGAAGTGGTGGACCTCGAGCACGTCGCCGAAAGCATGGGCAAGGTCGAGGGAGCCGACTTAGTCCTAGGGGTGGGGCAGAAGAAGGACGAGGTCAGGACGGGGCGTTTGGTGATGACCACGGCCAAGGTGAGGGACGCCGAGAAGGGGTCTCAGATCTCACTGGTGGCAGACTTCGAGGTTCAGAGAGTTGCGGAGCAGTGACGTACTCGACTCCCTCTTCTCCCAGTCTCCCCTGATACGGGGGGACCAGATGGTCTTCACGTGTCCGGGTTGTGACAAGCCCGAGCACCTCTACGTCCACCGGTCCAAGGCCCTGTACATCTGCTTTCGCTGTGGTCTTCGCGGCGGTCTGCTGAAGGATCTGGTGGGGAGGAAGTCGGAGTGGCGTAGGTTGTGCCGGCTGAGTGAGGCCCGGGAAGGCCCCTCCGAGGCCGAGGTCGACTTGGGTGGCTGCTTGTACCCCCTGAC